GGAAGAAGTATTACAATAGTATGGCTGGTCGCGGTACTGTAGAGGATTTCTTGGTGAGGTCAGCATAGTGCCTAAACAGATTTATACATTAAATAACTTCTCAGGCGGTATTAATAACCTGAAAGACCCCCGCGATCTACAGGAAAATGAGCTTGCCAATGGTGTAGATATAATGATAGACAAGCAGGGTGCCATACGAACTAGGGGCGGAGAAGCTGATTATAATTCTACTATTAACGATAGGGCGGCTACAGTTGCTCCGGGTTATGGTTTGGCTGTGTTTGAATCTGATTTTGGACTTGAAAATGCAAGCTATAAGCACAGCGGTACCAGTAATGTTGATTTTGGTGACCCTGAAAATGATAGCTATTCAATAGATTTTAATGTAAACGATGAGGCTGATAAATTTGTAACTGGTAGTATTATATCAGTTACAAACACTGCTTTAAATAATGGATTTTATAAGGTTTCATATACTGATGGGAATAAAATAATATATGTTGATCCTAAGCCAGTTAGGGAAGATGATACATCTGCTGTTGTTAAACGACATACTATAGGTGAATCTCTTGTAGCCTTAGCCGATGCCGGTAACGGTCAGGTAGATATATGGAAAAGGTCGGAAGGGGCAGATGCTTGGCATGGAACCTCTATAAATTTAAGAAGTGATGGTACAAGAACATTCGCCGCTTCTGGGGCTTCCAAAATATCTTATTATTTTGTTGATAACGCAATAAGGGCATGCGATACTAATTTTGATAATGGATCAATTATTCATCATTTTGGATATATTGAACGCACTCATTTTGAAAATACTACATCATCTAATGCTTTAATTTCTGATGTTTATCATGATTTTTATGACAATATAAATAATTTAGCGGCCCCTACTGAATGTAAGGTTGATACGGAAGGGGACGAGGGAGCCGCTGGTGATTATTTAACTACTGCTGGAGCTGGTTTTAATGTATCAGTTACAGAAGCTTCTGATGCAGAGGCCACTTGGGTTGCTGATACATATCAGGTAGCTATAAGTTTTATATATGATGATAATCAAGAGTCATTATTGTATGTGCCAATAACAAGTAATACTTTTGCTGTTACTGCTGGCTATAAACAGGAAATAATAGTACGATGTGAGAGTCCCTATGATGAAAGAATAAGCGGTGGTAGGGTATATTTTAAGTCAAATGGAGAGAATGATGAACCTTGGGTTCTTCTAGCTGATATAAGTTTAAGAAAAGGTATTAGAACTTCTCTGAACTCTGATTATGTACAAAGAACAGAATCAGATGTTTCTGGTAATACTGGGTGGAATCCGTTGAGCGATAGTACTGGAGCCGCAGAAACAGAGATATATAGTGAGGAAGCTTTTTCATTTACACCAAACCTTGATACTTATGAAAGCATAAATGGCTTTCCAGCAACGACAGATTCAATTTCTATAGGACAACCGGGTGAATCTTGGAAAACTGCCGTAGTTGCTAATAGAAGAGCATTTTTAGCAAATGTAAAGTTAATAAGTGCATCTACTGGTCAAGCTACTGTATTTGGGGATAGGATAATGTATAGTATGCCCAATAAGTTTGATACATTTCCGTCATTTAATTTTATTGATGTTGTAAAGGGTGATGCTGAGAACTATGTAAAGTTAGAAGAATACGCCGATAGATTGCTGGCGTTTAAACAGAAGTCAGTACAGATTATTAATATATCATCTCCATCCGATACTAACTGGTTCCTTGAAGAAAATATAAAACATAATGGTGTTCTACATCCTGCCGCTGTTGTGCGAACTGACTATGGTATATGTTGGGTAAATGAAAATGGCTGTTATATATATGATGGCCGTAAGATAACAAACTTAGTAGATAATAAGATAGTTGAAACCAGTGATGACAACGAATTGTTTCCACCAGCTTGGAATGATTTTATGTATTCTTCTGGTTTGGTTGGATATAGTATAGTTGGCTATGAAAAGCGTCGTAAACAATTAATAGTAATGAAGGATTGTAATGGTACAGACCATCATCCAAACGATAATGCCGCTGAATCTTACGGTGTTAATACTGCCAATGGACAAGTTCATAGTGGTGATGCTTACATATATGATTTCAAAACACGCGCATGGGTTTTTGCTAAAGATGTATTTACTGATGAAAAAAAATATACAAATTTTATTACAGACTGGCAGGGTAATCTTTTCTTTGGGTATTATGATGGTTCATCTGATGTTCAAACTAGATATTGGGTAAATGATTCTGCTAGTCGAGCTGGACTTAATATAACTACTAGAGATATTGATTTTGGTGATCCATCTCGTTTAAAGAAAGTATATAAAGTATATGCTACTTATAGATCAAGCGCTGAACAGAATTTACCATTAGAATTTGCAGTAGATGGGACTGGTAGTTTTAGTGATTTTTCAACAGGAACTAATGTTCAGCCGCAAGGTAACACTGGTGGGGCTGGCTATTTGGAGAGTACAGCTAATTCTGGAGCTACGTGGGATGTGGCTACATTTACAGCGGATAGTATACCTTCATGTCAAAGTATACAATTTAAGTTTATTCCTCCATCTTCTGGTACATTTGAAATAAATGATATATCTATTGAATACAGACCAATACATAAGCGGGTATCATAATGTCAGTAACATTTGACAGGGATATAAGAAGGATACAGAACGCTAAGGAAGGTTCTGTAGCTTCTGGTGATAGCAAGACTGTAGTAAGTCATTCCCCAGCGGTTAGGGCAATGAGTGATGGTGAGCAGGTGTATGCACAGGAAAGTAATAAACCATTAGCCTTATATAGAAAACATAATGGGTTTTTATGGAAATCAAGTTTTTCTAAAGATGGTAATCAAACTGTTGAAAATAATTTAGAAGTCAGAGGTAATACTGTATTAAACCCAAAGGTTGGTATAGGTATAAATAAACCAGCGCAGATGCTACATATAGAGCATCCCTCTCTTGATTCTATCGTAAGAATTGGAGCTCCATCGGGTAAAACCAGTGCAATGCAAATTTACTCAAATGCAGGCACTTATACATGGCAGATGGGGGTTCCGTTTAACGCAGATAGGTTTGTAATAGATGAAGCTTCTATATCTTCAGGTGATGATTTAGTAATCTATACTGGAGGTATAGTATTGATGGGAAGAACATCTCCAGCGGCAAGTACCAAAGACCCAGTTCTTGAAGTTGATGGTTATGTATCTTTTGATGGATTTGTTGATCGAGCTGGTATAGGTGGTTCAGATAATGGTGATAATATTATAAACTTTAATTGGGATGGTTCTCAGTTGGAGGGATGGGTAGATACTACTGAGGTTCAATCTAACATTACATCTGATTATCGTATTAAAGAAAATGTAACTGATGTAAGTAATGGAGTTTTGGAAAAAATAAATTCTTTAAGACCTATTCATTATACACAGAAAGAATGTGGTATTTTTGGGCAGAGCGACAAACAAAGGACTTCATTCATAGCCCATGAAATGCAAGAGGTTCTTCCAGATATTATAAATGGAGATAAGGACGCTGTAGATGAAGATGATAATCCTATTTTTCAGGGCTACAAACATCAAGACTTAACAGCATATTTAGTAAAAGCAGTTCAGGAACTGTCAGCAAAAGTTACAGCATTGGAAAACAATTAGGATAAGATTATGGCATACAAAAGTTTAATAGATTATTATGGTGGCGGAATGGTTAATCCTCCACAGGGTTACCAATTAGGTGGTCAGATTGCTAGGTCAGGGCGACAGAGAGGTTATACCCGTGAATTTAAAAATCTAAAAGATTTAGCAGAACAGTCAGCAAAGAGAAGAGAGAAGGTCGGTGGTAACTGGTTAAGAAAACTCGCTGTTGGAACAGCCGGTACATTATTAGGTGGCCCTATGGGCGGTGGAGCGGCACTGGCCGCAGATCAGGCACTGCGAGAAAGAAAGTTTAAGAAGACTGATTTTGGTGGTGGTAAATACGCTCAAGATGTTCGTGAAAAACTTGGCAAACAAGAGAAAGCTTTTAAGGATAAAGGACTCATGAGGGTTGGCATAGCTGGTGTTGAAGGATATTTAGGCGGTAAAAGCGGCGGTACATATGGTAAAGCGGCTGGTGGTATAAAGGATTTAGGTAGTAACATTGGTATGATTAAAGGCGCTATGGCCGGTGAAGGCGGGGCTTCTTTTTTAGAGGCCGCTAAGGGTGTTGGTTGGGATATACCATCTATGTTTGGTGGAAAGTCTTCAGTGGTTGGGTCTTTATTACCATCTGTAGCTCCGAAAGCAATGAATGCACCATCATTTTATGGGAATACAACCGATGAACAAGATTTTCAACAATGGTCTGGTAGGCCAAGTGATTTTGCAATGGATGCCAATACAACCGATGAACAAGATTTTCAACAATGGGCTGGTGTGGCAAGTGATTTTGCAATGGGTTCTAATACAACTGATGAGCAGGACTTTCAACAATGGGCTGGTGTG